AGATGCCATTCTTCTCATTGGACTTTGTAAGATCCGTTTGAGTAGAGTCACCACAAAACATTATTTTACAGTTATCTCCTACTCTTGTTATTATACTATCTAATTCGTGAAAATTCAAGTTTTGCATTTCATCCACTAACACAATGCAATTATCAAGTGTTGTTCCCCTAATAAATGATGTGCTCCAGAATGAAATAGTTTCTTGTGCTTTCAAATTACCGTATAACATTTCAAAGTCATTGTCTGAAGGCATTTCAAACATATACTTTACCATATTCTTATAAGGAATCTGATAGAGTGATGACTTGTCTTCATGGTCTCCTGGCAAGAAACCAATCTCTCTCGTAGATACTAATGACCTAACAATATACACTTTATCATATGGTGTCATTTCGTCAAGTACATCTTTGAGTGCCAAGTACAAACTTATAAAAGTTTTACCTGTACCAGCAGCCCCATATGCAAACATGTTCTTTCCTTTTGCATAATGATCAAATAATATCTTTTGATTATCTGTGATAGGTTCGATGTCAACCAACATACCATTGTTGATTGGCCTCTTCCTACGCATTTGTTTAGCAGTCATTCCAGCACCGACAGTGCTATTAGTGTTCCTTCTTTTTTTAGTTGACATACTTAAACAATACCTCTGTTAGCTAAACGACCCTGTATTCCACCAGCTTTCTCAGATTTCTTCAGAATCTCACTCCAGCCTGGATGTTTGTTGTTGAGTTTATCTTTCCACTCTCCAACTTCTCCTACGCCTGGAACTGTGGATGGATCTGAGTAATCCCTAGTCCAATCAGGATTATTCTCTTTCCACTTGTCCCACTCCATGATACTCATTACAACCTCTTTCTGTTCACCAGTTTTTGTGTTGACTACAGGGTATGTTGCCATTAAGTTTCTTCTCCGTGAAGTTCTTTTTTGATTTGTTTTTGAATCTCAACCACACCATTTCTCCATTCTAATGCTTCAGAAACGATTGGAAACTGTTCTATGAATACAGTTTTACATGCCTGTGCAATGTCCATGTGTTCCTTCTGAGTTCCATGAGCGGATCTCAGTTCAATATAATGAATCCATGATCTACAAGAACCTGTCATATAGATTCTTGTTGGTGTGCAAAGTGGTAAGACCATTCTGGCACATTCTTTTGCAACTCCCTCCTCTAACATCTGTTGATATAGGGCGGTTGCAGAGTCAAACAGGGTTTTCATTTGTAATTCTAACTTCTGTTTGACAAACTCATCAAGATCGTCTGTAGAGTTTTGACGATTCTTTAAATCTTGTTTCCTAAGACTAGGAATAGGAATGACTCCTAATTGAGTACTATCAGCATATCGTTGAGAAAACTCTTGAAAAGTAAATGACCTGTGACGGAGTATTTGTGCTGCAATGGCACGAGTTGTCTCTATCTCAAGAGTCATACTAGATTGTTCAAATACCGACCAGTGTTGATGTTTGATACAATACTTGAGAAGTCCAGCAAACTTTTCATTGTCCTGATTGGCAGGGTTGGAAACTCTGGCAATGTGTGCCATAGTCTTTTCTGCGTCAGGTGTAACTGTTACTAATTTTACATCCATTAAAGTTCTTCTTGATCTGCATAGGTAATAGGTCTACTTTCACCCCCAATATATGAACTAGGATCAGAATAAACTTCTGCTTCTAATTCTTCAACAACCATCTTCAATTGTTTAATCATAAGTTTTAAGTGGTTCTTGTCCATGTCAAATAAAATAATTAAAGTTAATCACACACCTACGAAGTTCGTCAGTTGGTGAGCATCCAGCATGTTTAGTATTTGAATTAAATACTACCATACGATTAGCTAAACTGTCAACTTTCGTACCATCTTCAAATCTGGTATAACCATCATTGCTATTTACATAATATATCGAGGTGATACAATCGTCAACATCTGTATGAAGATCGTATTCCTGCCTCTCTGGTGTTCTCATATTTAGATTGGCTTTTATCCTCACAATAGAGATAGGTTCCAACTCATTTATGATAGGCATGAGATTATAGAAGAACTGACTTCTAGGTTCAAACTGTGCATAAAATACATGACAAAACTGATAATATCCATCATCAGGTGTGTTCACACCTTTACCAAACTGCCATTGAAAAGAAGAATCCTCCATCATCAATTTGCGGAGGATTTCATAATCGTCTGGTTTTAGGAAGTCATCAATTACTTTAAGTTTCATCCATACCCTTTGTTAGTTCTGTAACTAATTTCTCAGTGCCGTCCATCATCTTAATCTGAAATAGATTAGATTTCATGTACTTTTTGATCTTCTTATATTTCTTCATCACTTTATCAAACTCTTGCTTATTGAGTTCAACCTTTCCCTGTTTTGCGTCACCAGAGTATTTACTACCAGCAACGTTTCTTCCATCTCCCATAGGAGATGAACCACTATACTCACCCATTTAAAATGTCTCCTTCAAAGTTCATCATAGCGAGTAGAGTATCATAAGGAATCCATGCAGGGTCTTCATTTTCAAACTGCACTTCAACTTCCTTGACATTCTTTTGGTAAAATCTGTCATAAACAGTTCTTACATTCTTCACAACACTCATGGGATTAATCATTTACGTTTCTGATTTGGCTTTTTAGATGAGGTTTTCTTCTTGTCTGGGTTGAGCATTTCTTCATCCCATAGTTTTGGAGATATTTTACCATTAGATTGCTTCCAACCTTTTAGACCTTTCTTATATTTGTCATAGTAATGGTCAAACATTTCCACTGATTTTTGACATATAGTAATGTCATAACAAGTCTTACCATCCTTCTCATACTCAACAAGATATGCTGTGTATGGTAGTTTAGGATTCTCTGCCAATTTTGGATCGCAATCTTCGTGTAAGATTTTCAACTTCGGTTCCCCCATGTGATTTCTGGATAGGCTTCTGACACTAACTCCTTAGTGATATTGTACTTGGTATTAAGAGCTTTGTCTTTAACCAAGATAAGAATCTCTGCCTCTTCTTGTGGTAGAGTCTGTAAGATATTAATAAAGATTGACTCTCTCTTAATCTTGTTAAGTTGATCGTCCCCACCTTTTACAAAACGGTAGAACTGTCTTGCAGAATTACGAATAGTAGTCCTTTGTGGAATACCCTGTTCTCTAGATGCTTGTACATCACCCTCTACAGGTTGATATGGTACAGGTCCTTCTGGTAGAACAGATATAACTGACTCATCAAAGTTCCATATCATAGTCATCTTGAAAGAGTCATCCCCATGAGTTCGGAGAATCTCTAACTTTTTCGCTTTTACTCTCTCAGAATCTACTGCTTCTAAGATTTCATGAACCATAGGATTAGGTGGCAGTGTCTTTTTCTTTACTGTTACTGTCCTTGGTTTTGTTGAAGTTTTACGAGTAGAAGTCTTTTTCCTAGTTGTGGATCTAGTCTTCGTCGTCGTCTTCTTCGCTGTTGTCATTTTCAAACCTCACGGCTACTATTTCATCGGGAATGAGATTCCCATTTTCATCATACATTTCGGGATGACTAAATGCCACACCTTGATTTTGTAAATTGATGTAATTGTTTTGTTGGGCTAACCAGCCAATTATACCACCTAATATCAAAAATGTAAAGCATAGTATACTAAACATTACAAGAAGTACAGTTGTTTCCATTTTGACCTCCGAGGCTAATTACTGGTTTTCTTTTGTATATCCAACGATAGTCTAAACTCTCTACCAAATAGACTTAGTTTTATATCGAAGAACTTCGGTTTGTTTTTGGGTTTGGGTCGCTTCTCTCCTTTGAGTATAAGTTCTACGCCCTTATTTATGTCCATGTCAGATGGAATCATTAGAATATACCCTGTGTTCTTTTAGATATTTTAAGGTTTGGTTTGCATTGCCTATGTGCTTACCATCCATGACTACCTGTGGTAGATCAAGAGTGTCTGGAAACTTCTCTTGAAACTCTTCTGTGGTGTAATCCGTATCCAGTTTTTTGTAGACATAGGGCGTTCCTAACATCTCAAAAACTGTCTTCACCTTATAGCATAAGGGACATTCATCTTTTCCGTATATTGTAAACATAGTTAATAATGAATTACTTCTACTTTTTTCCACTCGAAATCAAAAACTAATAGGGCTCCGAGTGTTTCTTCATTAAAGCATACTGTAAAATATGTAGACAACTTTCTACCATCAAGGCCTCTGTTTGGAGTGTCACCTACAAAAAGAACCCGACCTTCTAGTGGTAAACCTCCTAAAACTTCGGGTATTCTAACTATCGAACCCTTACGGATTGCAACAGTTTTCTCTGTATTCAAGAAAACTTTCTTCGATTCCGATTGTATCTGTTTTCCCTTGAGATACCCAGATATGGCAGAATTCGTAGAGTTGTCGGACATTTTCGATAGTGTTGAATTTTTTTAAAGAAAGAAATGCTTGTTGACGCATGAACATACGTTCATCACTGTATCGTGTGTCATTCTTCATCTCTTTCTTTTTCCATCCTATCAATAGCAGTGCTCATTTTATCAAACAAATTATCTGTTGCTTGAATGTTATCCAAGTGAGCGATTATACTACCAAGTTCCCTTACAATATAAGGTTTCTCTACTCTTGCTGCAAACGCAAGTGCATCACGAAGATGAACTTCTGCTTTCTTGAGACTTTCTGAGGTTTGTTCTGATAGTGCCATTAGTCTTTCTTAATAGAGTTCCAATCGTCTTGGAATAATTGCAATCCCTTGTCGGTTAGAATGTGATTATACATTTTATGGAAAATTGCAGGGGGCATAGTAACAACATCTGCTCCTACCTTATAACACTCTGCAACGTCTTTGACATTTCTAAGTGATGCAGCAAGAACCTGAGTTCTTGACATATGTTCTCTATATAGATTCGATATATCTTTCACTAAATTCAAACCATCAAATGAATTATCATCAACTCTTCCTACAAATGGTGAAATATATGTAGCTCCTGCCTTTGCTGCTAATATTGCCTGTGCAACTGAGAAACATAGTGTTACGTTTACTGTAAATCCATCAGTTGTCAGTAATTTACATGCTTTCAATCCTTCTACTGTCAATGGCACTTTGATAGTTACATTCTCCATGTCTTTGAAAGCGTATGCCTGTTCTACCATATCAAGAGCCTTATCTGCAACTACCTCTGCTGATATAGATTCAAAGAATGGGAACTCTCCAGATATTTTCTTTATTGTCTCTACTGGATCTCCACCACTCTTCAATATTAGTGATGGATTAGTTGTTACACCGTCAATAAGACCTGATTCGTTTGCTTTTGCAATGTCTTCAAATACGGCAGTGTCAAGAAAGATTTTCATTGTTTGGTTTTTTGTTCGCTTTTCTAATAAGTTTGGCGTAGAGTACGTCTTCTCTAGTATAGAGGCTGGGATTGGACTTTGCAACTTTTATTAACCTCTTTGCTACTTTTCTTTGGGATTCAACACACATTTATCGGTTTTTCGTATCATTACTTTACTATTTAGCACAGGAGATAAGTAAAAATACGCACTGGACTCAGAAGGAAAAGATTTTCTTAACTTTCTGACCATGAGGAGTTGTTTATCAAGCAGACTCATTTAGTCTTTGCTTGTATCAGTTTTTCAGTTTCTATCTCATCACTCTCATCTGCATTTGTATGATGAGTCACTTCCTTTAATGTTTTCAGATACTCTATAACATGCTCTCTAATCTCCATAAGTTCATCGAAACAACCCTGATTATGAGCGCAACCACGGAGGTCGGGATCTGGTTTGTAAACCGATTCAGTAAAGAGATCGAGTGCTCTTTGGTACTTTACAGAGTTTGATTCTTCTGTTCTTATTGAGTTTTGATCGTGCATGGCTATTTTATAGGAGGGGCGGAAGGTTTCTCAGTACAGAATTTATCCGCACCTGTAACAATTTGAATCTGTTCCATATTCATCCATTGTTTTGTCATTTCTTCATTGAGAAAGGCAATTTTCTTGTTCTGCAATTCTGTTTGTTCCAAAAGATATGCAATAGTATGAGCAAGAGTCTGTCTATTACCTTTACTATCTTTTAAGTAGATAGAGTATGAAGTGCGAAATTTACGAACTAAGTGTATTCTTAATATAACATAAAGAATGAAATTCGTAAAGAGTATCCAAAAAATAGTCATGATTTAGATTTGATAGATCTCCATGTAAATTGGAGAAGGCCTTTAATAGTTGATATAAGAGGAAATTTCTCTTTTGATCCTATTTCATCAAATACATCCATATTCAACTTGAAAGCATAATTTGCTTCATTGATGATTAATTCACCATCAGACCAAGTAATAGGAAGATTGTCTAAAGCTGTTCTATATCTGTTTTTAAAGTTGCCTGGATTGGATATTCCTTCAAATTCATAGAAAGCAAGTCCTTCTCCATTCAGATTCATTGATTTATTTGCAATATTCTTCAATATTTGACCACCAGACAAGTCACCGAGATAACGTGTATAATGATGTCCTACCAAGAACTTAGCATTGATCTTTTTGACTCTCTTGACGTAATTTTTACAGGCATCTGTAGGAGAAATAGTGTTTCTCCAGTTTTCTCCCCAATAAAACTCACAATCCTTTTCGAGAGCAGGCACACGTTTGAGTTCATCAAACGCTATGGGTGCAATAAAAGGATC